TGTATGATAGATGTCCATATTAGGACTATAAGAACCTGAATAAATTAACTGACTTCCTGAAGTTCTATCGTTAACATTAAAAGCAGCAATAGGGTAAGGTTTATTCGTTCTAGTGTTTCCCCAATCAGCACTAATAAAGAAAGTATCAACCTTTCCTAGCTCATTTGGTCTTCCTGCTCTTACACGTTCTACAGGTACGTGATAAACCTCTGCTATTTCTGTTCTATCTCTATTCCATACAACGTGTATTGCGTAAGCTCCCTGAAGCTTAAAATCAAAAGCAACTTTCTTTATTACTTGGTGTAAACTTTCATTAGAATTTGCGTGTCTTAGAAACTTCTTAAGTTTAACATAAGCTTCTAAATTTATTGCGTCTTCTTCTTGAGCTATTAAGTCTGTTCCTGCAATCATCTCAGCAGTCTGATTAACAATTGCCGCATGTGTACTAGAATTGTAATATAAGTCAATTAAGAACTGTGGGTAAAGGTTTTTCCAATCTTCCGTTCCGTACTCTATATAGTCACGCCCTCTTACTTCCTGTACTATTGGTGCAGTTGAAGTTTCTAAATTGATGCTTAAAATTTTATCTTTCATATTTATTCTTGTTCAGCCCAATTAGGACTATTTAATATTTCTTTAATAGCTTCATAACTATAAGTTTTTTTACCTTCTAAAAATCTAGGAGTTTCACCTTCAAACTTTAAAAGAAATTGACTTTTATCTAACGAATAACGCAATGTTTCTGCTGATGTTTCTAGCACTTGACTAAAATCAATTGTATTTATTTCTTCTGCTAATATAACTAAATATTTCATATTTATTTTTTAAGGTGTGTCTATTGTCCAAGTTGGTGAATTAAACAAAGTAGCACTATTATCTTTACCTGAACTGTCAAATGCTGTAGCTCCCGAACCTTCATTAAACTTCCAAAACCCAACTAATCCTGCTGAACCTGTTAAATTTACAGGTGGTTGTCCTGACTGATATAATTCGGCAACAGGTACTTCTCTAGTAAATATTGCAGCATTGCTTACGTCACCGTTTAAATAACCTGCATTTTGTGTGTTTTGCCCTATATCAAATAAAGATAAAGAACCTGAGAATGTTCCTAAAGTTGATGTACTTGTAGCTTTAGATACTCCATCTAAAAATATTTCTAGTTTATTTGTAGACTTTTTCCAAGTGGCTGCTATATGGTGCCAATTACCGTCACTTTCTATATTATCAGTAATTGCAATAACTGTAGCCGTACCTCCTCCTTTGTATATAAATCTAACTTGGTTTGTGGGGTTATGGAATAACATTTGAATTTGATTATCAGCATCATTCCTAGACTGCATAATAAAACCATTAGCTGAATGAGCACCAACTTTTATCCAAACTGAGTAAGTTCCTTCACTTATACTCATATCACTAGTAACGTTATCTGCTGAAACGTATTCATCAGTTCCATTAAGACTTATAGCATATTGATTGCTAGAAGTGTTAAAATTACTTACTATTGAATTACCTAGTTTTAGTGCTAACATTATATTACATCATCATAATAACAAAGAGCTAAACCGCTAGTCATTGTTATAGAATTTACATTTAAAAATAAAGTAGTTCCTGCAGGGTAAGTTGTAATTAAAGAAGCTACTGCTGAACCTGTTGCAGCTGTTACGTTTGAAGCTGTTATAGCTGTAACTACTGAAGTTAAAGGAAAGTGTACTGCATAATAATTTTTTCCTGTCATTGCTGTTGTTGTTACTACATCACATCTATTTTTTCCTAGCTGCTCAGTTAATAATTGTTGTACGTTTTCTATTGCCATTTTATTTTATTTTATTGTCCGTAATATATATAGTTTGTTTCTGTCGGTGCTTCTCTTTGTGTGTATTGAACTTGCTGTGTTCCGTCTCTTTCTGATAAGTTCATTTTACCTTTAGTTACTAACCCCTGTACTATTCCTTTATTGTCAGCAGCAGGACTTAAAACATCATCTTCAGTTGCAGGTGCATTACCTGAAGAAACCGTTACTGTTCCAACCCAACTAACCTCGTAAATTTCATACTTATAATATCCTGCAGGAAAAAGCTTTGCTTGTCCTACATACATATCAGGTGACACATTGTAGTTGATGTTAATTTTTGTATATCTATCTTTAATAATTTCAGTAAACCCATAAGCATAATAAACAGACTTATCTAAGTCGTTTGTAAATTTAACTAAGTGTCTTATCTGAGTAGAAGCAACAGAAGTATTGATACGATTGTCCTCAGTTTGTACATAAATAATAATTGCTGTTTCTGTTATTGCTTGTATCATAGTTAGTTTGTCTGTTATATAATAGAAAAACTTTGAATTTATTTGCTTTAAAAAGAAAAAGGAGTGCGTTAGCACCCCTCAATCAAGAATATATAAGAAAACTAATTAAGATGTTACAGGGTTTCCTGAGCCAAAGTTAAACGCTGAATTGTCAAAAGGAACAGTAGTGTAATCTGCTACCATTGCAAAAGGTTTATTCTCTAAGCCATCAAATGTAAGAGTGTATCCGTTTCTGTCTCCGAATGCAGCACCACTTTCCATAGTTCCTGCATTAAGTTCCATTCCGTTAGTTATTCCTAACCCTACAATTACATTATGTCCGTTAGCTAAAGTTGCATTTAATTCTGCAAAAATAACTACTTTAGTTTGACCTAGTAATTTAATTTGATTTTGGTCTTCTTTTGTTAATCTGTTAAGAACTACATTTACTGTTGGAGTATAGAAAATTGTTCCGTTTTCTCTACTTCCTGTAATACTTTCAGAAATACTAGCAACCCCTAAAGGAGTAGTGTATCTGTATAGTACATTAGAAGCCATTTCAATATCAGTAATTTCTCCTGAAGCTTCAACTATACCTGTAGTTGTTATTGGTGCTGTAAATTGGTCGTAAACTCCGAAATAAATATTCTTTATCCCTCCTGAAATTCTATTACAGTCGAGTCCCCTACCTTTCGTTAATGCTGTACAAGCCATGATATTTGTTTTTTTTTAGGTTAAGGGAGGAAGGGTTTTACCCCCTCCTTCCGTATTATTTATTTTATTATGATTGTCTTACGATATCAGCTCCAACTCCTGTCTGAACACCTGCTGAGTAACGAGCAACTAATCTCATATTGTCAGAACCATCTAAAGCAGCCATATCCATCAAAGTAATTCTAGTAGCGTCTGAAAGTAAGTCAGTTCCAAAGAATAAGTTAGACTTCTCTGCTGCTACTACTTGATTGTCTGCCATTCCATTACAAACAGCGATTTTGTACCCTTCAAATACAGGTGCATAGTCTCCGTTCATATTGTAAGCATTAACATAACCTAAAGTAGATACTGCTGATACATATAAAGCGTAAGTCTTAGGACTCATGTAAATATGTAAGTCTTCTTTTCTTAAGATAGCTGAAACATTAGCTGCCATGTCAGCAGTTAAAGTTTGTAAGTTAGCAATAATGTTAGCTGCTGTGTAAGCTGCTGATGCTGATGATTGAACAACTGTTGCATCAACTCCCGGTAATAAAAGACCTGTAGCTGCACCTAAGAAACCGTTAAATTTCCCTGCTACAGCAGTTCCTTCCCAAATACTTTCTTCAGTTGCTTGTGCAATGATTTCTCCCATATAAGAGATAACATAGTCATCAAAAGATGCAGGTGGTGGTGCTCCTGCTCCTGCTCTCATTTGTAAAGCTTCCCAAGAGTCTAATAATGTAGACTTGCAAAGGTCTAAGTTGATTTGTAAGTTTTTAGGTTCTAATACTTTTTCAGTAAGTGCTAAAGTACCTGCGTCAGTAAAGTCGCAAGTAGCATCTGCAACTACTGATGAACCTGCCATTCTTTGAATGTTAGACTTAAACTTAATGTTTTCAATAAGTGTTAAGTAGTCTAACGAATTTGCTTGCTTTAAAGCTGCTGAGATGTAAAATCCTGCTGCTTTTCCTGCAAAGTTTGATGTTGTAGTAAACGCCATTTTTTTTTGTTTTTAAGTTATTATATTATTTATTTAAATCGTGTAAGAATTTCTCCCTTCTTGTCATTTTGTTGTATTCTGTTCTAGATACAGGTTTTCTGTCTGAACTGAATTTATTTACATCTAAAGGTGCTGAAGCAGGTTGTGAAGCTAACTCAGTCTTAAGTTTTTCGTTTTCTTCTTTTAACTTAGCCAATTCATCTTCTGCTGAGAACTCAACTACTTCTGTAGTTTTAATAGACTTAGGATTTGTAGAAGGCTCAACTGTTTCTTCAGACATTTCTTCAACTTCATCATCACCGCCTACTTTTTCTTCTTTAAGTTTAGCTACAGCGATTTCTAAGTTTTCAATTCTTTTCTCCATACCCTTCCAATCAGCAACATCAGCTTCTTCGTCATAGTCTTCTTTTTCATCTTCTTCAGCCAATACTGTTTCTTCTGCTAAATCTTCTTCTTCAACTGTATCTACTTCTTCAGTTTCAGACTCAATTACCTCAGCAACAATACCTTCTTCCTCAACTCTAAAAGATACTCCTGTGTCAGTCTTGTAAGTTCCAACA